ATAACTTAGCTGTTTTATCTAAGAGCGGTAATAGAAAACTTGCAGTAATTGGGAAAGCTGCTGCAATTACAATGGCGACAATTAAAGGTTTTGAAGCCATACAATTAGCTATAGCAAGTCCGCCTGGCTGGCCGTATAATGCACCTAATGTGGCTTCAGTTACCATAGCTCAAGCTGCAAACTTAGCAAGTATTGCTGGCGTAGGATTCATGACTGGTGGTAGTTTTGATGTCTCTGGTTCAGGTGGTCACGATTCACAAACTGTTGCTTTCCGTGCAAGCCCAGGCGAAAGAGTTTCTATTCAAACACCACAACAGTACAGAAAAGGTGATCCGAATGGTAACAGTAGCCAAGGACAACAAAAACCAGCGGATAATAATATCCGGATTGTGAATGTTTTAGACCCTGCTTTAGTTGGAAATTATTTATCCACTAGGGAAGGTGAACGGTTAGTTTTAAACGTAATTGAAAAGAACTCTTCTTCAGTTCGTAATTTTGTGAGAGAATCATGACAGCATACGTTGGAACAGTGACCAGTGGCTCAGGTAACTACGCTAATCAAAACCTTTTGGAACTAATTAGGGATAAGTTAGTTCTTGAAGGTTGGACTGTGCTTCGTTACAATACTGGAATTGAACCTCGCGAACTTATTGTTCAAGGCGATGGTTACTCAGCTACTGAAGAAATTTATATCGGTTTTCGTTCTTACCAAAGTGTTGGAAACGATTATTACAATCTCTCAGTATCCACCTTCATTGGTTATGTTTCCGGAAATAGTTACGCAACTCAGCCAGGCTATGTTGAAAACTCATTGTGTGGTCATAATACAACAATTGACTATTGGTTGAACATAACGCCACAAAGAGTTTTAGTAGCTCTGAAAGTGGGGACTCCAGTTTATGAAACCGCTTATGTTGGGAAATTCTTCCCATACGCTTCGCCTAGCCAATACCCTTATCCAGTTTGTTGCATTGGGACTTTAACTGGTCAACCAGCAACTCGTTTTAGTGATACTACTCATACGATGGGTTTTAGGGGAACTAGAACAAACTGTTTAATGCGAGATACGGCGGGAGCTTCAATTCAACCTGCCACATGGCCTTATAATTCTGTTATCATTGTGAATACAGCGGAAAATAACAACGAAGGTCAACAACGGGACACTGGAGGATATTATTTCTTAAATCCTATTCAGTTAATGAAGTTAAATAGTAATATATATGGTGAACTAGAAGGCGTCTACCATATTAGCGGATTCAACAATATTGTTGAGAACACAATATCGGTTGCTGGTAGAGACTTTGTGGTTATCCAAGATGTATCCCGAAATGGTTTTAATGATTATATTGCGGTAGAGGTGTAAAATGGCTTATTATTCGGGTGTTGCTAATAATTTATCAGACTTATTAACTGCTCTAACCACAAATCTGACTGCAAATGGTTGGGCGAATCCAGCTTCGAACATTTATTCAAAGAGCGGTGTTTTTGTTAAAATTGAATCTGTAAGTTCTAGAATTGAACTTAGAGGTGGTACTGGTAATTCTGGAACAACTTTAACAGGTGGCCCAACTTCAAACGGAGCCTATGACGGGACGGTTTCATTCGCACCCGTTACTTCTGTGTTCACATATCCTTTAAATTATCATTTACATATTAAAAATACTCCTGACGAAGTTTATTTTTTCGCCAACGACGGTGATCGCTGGACTTGGATGTGTTTTGGGAAATCTCAAGTTTTGGGATTGAGTGGTTCAGGAAATTTTTATGGGGCAACAACTACTGGAAAACTTAATTTTTCCAGTATATATTCAAGCTTTTTGAGCGTCAAAAGAAACATTGGAAAGTCTACCTAACCACACTGTAAGGACTTCAGCATCGCCAAAATGCCCCCTGAATATTGTTACGGTAGTGATGCTAGTTGGAGGAGTTCGAATAAACTCTTGTATAAAACCTATGTCCATTGGAACAGTGAGCGTTAAGTTTGTCCGCTTTAGTTCAGGGCTTTGGTCAATATTTGTCCGCTTAATAGGAACACTAATATATTCATTACCGTCATAGGTAATATTTTCGTCTGAACTTGTGTAATACCAAGAGTTACCTTCACGAGAAATTTTATATAACTCATATACATGACTTAGACTTTCTTCCAAAGCTTGGTAAGACATTTTAACACCTATGGTTCAATTTCAACAATACGGAGGCTTGTTGAAGATCTTCCCCCGTTAGTATAATACATTTCAACTCTGTCAGTATCCAACCGTTTTAAACCTAAGTGGCAAATCATTTTAATTGTACTTGGTTGAATACCTAAAGAGCTTGAAAGCGTGATAGACATTGTACCATTACCATTATCGGACTGGCTTAGTATATTTGTGAAAATCCATGAGCCTGTGGTTAACAGTATTGCAATATGGTCGCGAGCATTTCCATAAGTTTCGAATCTATTGCTACGGCACAAGATTGAAGTTGTGATTGTAGTATTTTGAACAACAGTAAAATCATTTTCAAAACTAGGTGTCCAAAATGAGCGGAACTTACCATTGCGTCGTTCCAACCATTTCCTGAAATTTAACGTTTCTTCAATTGTCTCATTCTGAACTGTATAAATCCGACTAGGTTGGATATTCAACCACGGAGTATAAAATGTGGAATCTGCTATTCCGTTTGAGACTTCATCGAATCGCGTTAACATTTCTTCAGGCACTAAACCCGAATTCGGTGTTAATTGAATATCCGTATAAACGTCATTTCCTAAATATTGGTCAGGTACTGTTTCCGCAATTACTGGTAAATCCTTCATTGTATAGACAAATTTTATAATGTTCCTATAACCGTCAGTTGCCCGTTCAATACCACTTTTAGCAATCCCTTTTCCAGTAGCCATGATATAAACTTTAGAAGTATATGTGTTCTCTAAAGCTGTTAGGATTGTAACATCTGTTCCGGAATCGCTTTCAACTTGAACTGTTTCAAATTTAGTTGGTGATTCCCATATAATTAATTCAGTCAGATTATTGCAGATTGTCCCAGTTGTGGGGATCGATAATACAAGTCCGCTAACCACAAGTGAGTCTAATATGATTGGTTGAGACCATATTGGGACAAGCCATAGCAATTTAGCCCATCCGTAGATTAGGTTATTAGCTCTTTGGTTTTCAATAGTGGGGATTGGGTATTCCGCACTCAACATCATCTTGGGATTTTTTAATAACTTAACTCGTTTTTCACTACCATCGTAAGACTTAATAACATTGGTCAACCAAGTTATTTCTTCACGCCAGCTACTAGGTTGATAAGGGAATGCTAAAACTCTTTGTCCAAGTACATAGAAAAATGATTGTTCCCTTTCAACCCAATTAATATAAATTATTAAATCAAGGTTGCTAACTGCTCCGGGCAAAGCAGTTAATGTGACGGTAACTTCTTCTAAAGCAGCAAGAGCTCCGAAAGTGCTTAACTGGAGGAAACTATCCGCGATAACCACACTGGAGGGTGTTGACGTTCCGAAAAAGCATTGAATATATTAAGTAAAGTTGATTTTCTTTCATTAATATTTCCAAAGTTAACCTCTTTTGGAACAATATGTATTCTATTGTAATAATCTTGAAAATAGGTTGGTTGTATGCTACCATTTAAAGCAATCGCGGGCTGTACTTGCGACCCTGCTACCAACAGACCCCTAAGTGTTCCGCTCATTAAACTGGCGCCAAAAGGCCACATCGTGGATACGTCGTAGGTATCCAAATCTGTGGTTATAGCACCGTTAACAGCCCCGTATTCTGAACCTGTTAAGATAGCTGCGGATAAAGCTGTCATAAACCACCTATTTATTCACGAACAGCAATAGCCCAAGTCCCACTGTGCTGGTTTGGAGAAGTTCCGCCAGGCGTTGGAGTTGCTGAATTCTTACGAATCATTGGGTAAACGTGCCACACATCAGAACCCAATGTAATTGTATCCCCGTCATTATAATTTGTATTCCGAATATATCTACAATGTTCAAGGTTATTAACAAGGCTAAACTTCCCCGAACCCCTACAAACAAAAGATTGGATTCTAATTAAAACAGCTTCCCCATTCCACAAATTTGGTTGAGCTTGCATTAACTTGTAAACTGGAGCAATTGTCAATAAAGACGCAGGGGAAGACGCCCAAGAAGAAGTGCTATCCGTTCCAGCAGTTGTATCATGACCAGCTTTACTCCAACCATTTCCATCAAATCCATGATCTAAAGAAACATTATAGGGTTGATTGGTGTTTATAAGTGATCCGGAACTAGCGGTGTCCCCAAAGAACATTGGGTTTTCTGATGTGTTTGGGTTTTCATCAGCTTGCGGAAATGAATAATTAATGCTATAGTCTCTTTTCCATGCACAAGTTGCTCCATACCAATTCCCTGAACCCAATAATCCCGAAACTTGTGATTTTCCAAAGCACATCCAAGTCCAACGAGAACCATCATTAGCAAAGAAGTAAACTTCGTCAGGGCTAGTATTAATATGTAAATGATAATTTAAAGGATAAGTAAATACGGAATTCACGGGTGCAAATGAAACCGTCCCATCATAACCTCCGTTGTAACTTGGCCCACCTGTCAAAGATGTTCCGGAATTTCCAGTTCCACATAATATTTCAATATGGGCACTAGCGATAACAAGTTTGACAAAAACCCCACTTTTTGAATAAATGCCTGTAGCAGGATTAGACCATCCTTCGGTGACTAAGTTTGTGGTTAGAGCAGTCAGCAAATCTGCAAGATTGTTAGCAACACCTGAATAATAAGCCATTTTAGACCTCTACCGCAATATAATCATTAAACCCGTTTCGGGAAACATCTTGGATAACCACAAAGTTTCTGCCGCTCACCGATATTGTATTTTCAACGATGTTGTTGAACCCACTTATGTGATAAACACCTTCAAGTTCGCCGTAAATATCACTATTTAATTTCATTAACTGAATCGGGTTCAAAAAGTAATAAGTTCCAGTTTCGCGTTGTTGACCAGCATAGCTAGAGTTTGTTGCGTTCGCAATGACTGTAGAATTATAAGGCCATGTGGCAGGTTGAATTGAAGCTCCTGCCGTATCTCGCATTAAACAATTCGTTCTAGTTCCCCTAAAACCCATTGTGTGAGTAGTATCGCTAAATCTAGTTGCTGGTTGACCAGTTAAAGTCCCAATACAACAAACTGGATAAGGGTATTGACTAGGAGAAGCATAAGGAAAGAACTTTCCAACATAAGCGGTTTCATAAACTGGAGTCCCCACTTTCAAAGCCATTAAAACTCTTTGAGGGGATATATTTAACCAGTAATTGATTGTTGTATTGTGACCACACAGTGAGTTTTCAACATATCCGGGCTGTGCGGAATAAGTGTTTCCCGAAACATATCCAATGAATGTGGATACTGAAAGATTATAGTAATCATTTCCAACATCTTGGTAAGAACGAAAACCTATATAAATTTCTTCAGTAGCTGAGTAACCATCGCCTTGAACAATAAGTTCGCGAGGTTCAATTCCAGTATTGTAACGAAGAACTGTCCATCCTTCAAGAACCAACTTATCTTTAATTAGTTCTAAAAGGTTTTGATTAGCGTAGTTACCCGAACCGCTTGTCACTGTCCCAGTATAAACCGTCATGATTCTCTCACAAAATTACGAACCGAAGAAGAGTTCTTTTCAATTACGTTTAAAACCAATCGTTCACCTTCTCTAGTGGATAAATAATTTCCAACTAAAGCAGGGTCTAAGACATTCACAATTCGGATATTATTATCCGCTGGTTTTTGTTGTCCTTGACTACTGTTACTATTCGGATCACCTTTTCTGTATTGTTGAGGTGTTTGAATAGAAACCCTTTCGCCTGGACTTGCACGGAAAGCAACCGTTTGCGAATCGTGCCCACCCGAACCAGCAACATCAAAGCTACCACCAGTCATGAACCCTACGCCAGCGATGCTCGCTAAGTTTGCAGCTTGAGCAATGGTGACAGACGCGACATTAGGTGCATTATACGGCCAGCCCGGAGGACTTGCTATAGCTAATTGTATGGCTTCAAAACCTTTAATTGTCGCCATTGTAATTGCAGCAGCTTTCCCAATTACTGCAAGTTTTCTATTACCGCTCTTAGATAAAACAGCTAAGTTAT